AAGCTTAGAATTTTGTTGTCGCTTAATTATATTTTGGTAAATATCATTTGTTATGTCTAACTCTTTATTTTGCTGTAAATCGATTGTCGCTTGTCTATATATTTGATTTGCATTATATTTTATAATAGCTTCTATGTATGTTTCCCATTGATATCCTTTAGCATTTGGTGTATCTAATAAAGCTAAAAAGATAGCATCAGGTATTACTGACACTATCTTTCTTTTCTTTAATGTTTTATTTACTTCTTCTTGTCCTTGCTGATAATAATAATTAGAAACATCTTTAAATGTTTTTAATTCTATATCATCTAATTTGTTTTGTTCTTCTATATAAGCACTATATATAAGTAATTCCAGTATCTCACTATTCTTTACTCTTGTCTTTCTCTTTATATTATGAGCTAATATTCCAAAATCTCCCTTTAGTAATCCTTTATCTTCCCATTCTTCTATATAAGTATTAATTTTATTTTTAGTTTTATTATCTGCTATATTATATAAATTGTTAAAATCAAAGTTTATACTATTGAATATTTCTTGAAGCCTGTTTTGTGTTTGTCTGCTCATCTTTGTGTATGTCTTTTTTAGTTCTTTCATCTTTGTGTCGTGATAGTTCCACACCTTCTGCATCTGTATCACCTTCTTTTACTTCGAATTGCTTATTAGGATTATCTTTATTGTCTGTTTGTCCCATTTTTTCCATGTTTTCAATATTCTTTTTCATATTTTCTTCATTCTGTGAATCCATTTCAGCTAATTCACTTTCACTGTCTAGGTCATAAGGTAGGTGTTCTATTACTGTTTTATCACTTAATAATCCTCTTAATTTTAACCAATTATCCACAATTTCTTGGTTATTTGTTGGTAAGTTTCTTATAAGTATTATTTCTATATCTCTAAAATCATAACTTGTATTCTTCTTTAAATTAATTCTACTTGTAATCATTTCCCATAATCTTAATAATTCTTGTTTGAATAATTTATCTGCCTGTTGTAAAACTTGGTCTAGTGGGAAGAATTTCTTTTCTAAAGCACTTGCATTATCTGCATTTGTAAATCCTTGGTCTGTTACATTTGGAACTCCACTTATCATTAACGACATATCAATACAAGTCTTTTTATGATTTTCAGATGCAGTATCATTTATATCTTTGATTACCCATCCTATATCTCCTGAATTATCCGGTGTATAAAATACTTTGGCATTTAATATTGCATTGTCTTCTGCAACTCTTGCTGGGTTTTGTACCATAACTGGATTTCCATTGCTATCTAATTTGGTTTCTCCGTTTTCATCTTTAGCCTCTATTACAGCTTCGTTATCAGGTGTAAATCCTGTTATTTTTAATTTTGCATCATCATTATATTGAAATGTATTGGCATTATTCCTTATTACTTGTTCGTGTTTTTTTATTAAAGATATAACATTCTCAAATAAAGCTAATCCATCAGGATTTTCTACTGCAAATATAGGAACATTATCCCAGTATACTTTTTGATTATTTGGTTTGTCTTTTTCTTCCTTAAACTCAAATTTGCTATTTTTATTAATAGCATTCTTCTCTATTCCATCTACATAGTGTTTCTTATAATCTTTAGTTATTAATTCCAAATGGGTTATAATTCCACCTTTGTTTGAGTTTTCATACCAACACCTTAACAACCCTATCTTTTGACTAGGTGTTTCATAATTCCATATTGCTACACTTGTTAAACTTGATGTGTGTGCATATACAATCTCATTTTGCTTATTCTCATAAAGCAATCCATAACAAGCTCCTGTATTTATATAATCTTTTACACAATCATAGAAAAAACTACCATTGTCATTATATTTTGTAATATAATCAATGATAGTTTGAAATTCATCAGGATTGTTTTTATCTCCGAATATTTTATTAAATATCTTCTTTAATATTCCTTGTTGTGTTTTGTTAATTTTATTTACTTTGTATTGAGGTTCTTTTCCTCCAAAATACCCACTTGCTATAGTAGATATATAAAATTCTAATGCTACTATTACATCACTTGTATCATTCTTTCTTGAATATCTGTTGTATAAATATTCTCTGTGTTGAAAAATAGGCAATGCTTTTCCCCATAAAACATTAATATTTTTTGATATGTTTTTCTCGCTTAAAAATTCATCTGAATACTGTATTTTTTCTACTACTGACATAATATCCTCCTATACTATTTTATTATATCCAAAACTGATTTTCTTTTGGCTAATATATCTTTCTATTGCATATCTCATTGCATCCATTAAATGGTTAAAATCATCTATTGGTTTATTTATTTTATTTCCGAATTTGTCTTCATCCCAAGTATAATTGCTTATCTCTGTTATGAAATTTACACAATTAGAATGTATTATTATTTCAAAATCTTGTATAAATTGAATACCATTGTTTATACTATCCTTACCTTTCACAGCACTTGTTATCCTCCTTAAACCTAATCCTTGTAATTCATCTATTGATTTTGGTTCTGCACTATCTGCTGTTATTCTTTCTTTTGAATATCCCATTTCATTTATTTTGTCATATATTGCTTTGTTACTCATTCCTTTTTGGTATATTTCATCAAATACATATATTTTCTTATTCTTTAAATCTATAGCACCACAAAAAAGTGCTGTTGGGTCATTTGTATATCCAAAATCTAACCCAAAAGCACTCTCTAAATTCTTTATTTTATTTATATCGAACTTTTCTTCTTTCCAATTTTCATAGACTAAACCATCAACAATCCCCCAGTTACCAAGTCCTGCTACTTGATATCTTCTTGGATTGTTCTTTTTCATTCTTTCAAATACTTTTTTATCTGCATCATCCAACCACTCATTACACAAATAATTTGTAGTCATTGCTAATATATCTTCATCTTGTACATCAAAAAACCTTTTCTTTATCCAATGATGTTCATTCCACGGATTTAATGTTATTGTAATTTGCTTAAATAATCCTTCAGGAACTTCTCCTCTTATAGATTCATCTATTACATCAAAATCAGCTTCTTTCATTACTTCGTATGCTTCTTCTATCCATAACCAACATAGTACACCAACATCTACTGCTATAGATGTTACTTTTAATGGGTCATCTAATCCCCTGAAATATATCTTTTGTCCAGTAGGCTTATATGTCATTTCTAAAGGACTTTCTTTAATTTCCCAAAATGCATCTACTTGTAATCTATGTATAGCCCATTTAAGTTCTGTAAAACAACTATCTTTTAATGTTCTATATGTTTTTCTTATTACTAATGTATTTGCTTGTGGATATTTCATCATATTGGATATTATCCATAATGCTGTTGTTTTTGATTTTTTACTTGCTCTCGAACCTTTACATACTCTATATCTACATTTACAATGCCAAAATTCAGCATAGCCTTTTCCAACTATACTTTGTAATGATAATTTGTTTACTTGTCTTTGTTGTTCTTTTTTTATTATTCTACTCTGTAATATCATCTTGAATCACCACTGGTATATTTCCATTTACATCTACTTTTTCTTTAAATGTTCCATATCTTTTTCCAAGTAGTTCTGCACACTTTGTTCTATCTTGTAATGATGCATCTAATCCAAACTGGTCTTTTTCTTCTCCTCGCATTACTTTTGTTAAGTATTCTAATACTTCATCTTGTGAGGCTATTCTTTTATCTTCTTTTTCTTCTAATCTCTCTTGAATGAAAAACTCAAGTTTTCTCAAGTTCTCGTGTCCTATCCTATCTGCTGTTTTCTCACTATATCCTGCTCTTTTAGCACTTTCTGTTGCATTTGCAGTTTCTATGTAATAATCAATAAATCTTTTTTGCTTTTCTGTTAGTTTATTGTAGTCTTTTTCATTCTCCATCTGCCTCACTTCCTTTTCTGTATTCTTCTATTAGGTATTTTAATAAATCTACTTTGCTATAACATTCATAATCTTGTTTATATCTTTCTACTTTTTCTATCTCGTCTGTTTCTTCGTTATATACTTCTACTAGTTGTCTTTTCATTATCTGATACTTTGTACTATATTTATCATTTCTTTCAGAATAAAATTGAAAAGTGTTTGTTTTATAAAGTTGTCCTTTTTCTTTTAATGCATATAATAGTTTATTTATGTTTTGATTTATGTTCATTTTCTACCTCGTTATCTATAATAACAATTCCCTTATCTTTTTTAATTGCTTTTTCTTAATTCTTTGATTGCTTGTTCTAGCATATATTTTAGAATACTTTCTAATTTTATCTATGTTTCTAAAATCTATTTGTTTTATAAAGTCCATAAATATTTCTTTTATTTGTGTAAGTATTTCTTTGCATGCTTCTGCTAGTTTTGTTATAGCTTCATTTAAACTATTTATTTGTTCTTGAGTTAATTCCATTATCATTTCCTCCAAAACCAATTACTCTTCTATTTTCTTTCTCTAGTGTGTATCTGTCTTTATATGTATTAATTTCTATGTATACTGATTTGTAATTTAACTTATCGACTATTTTACTTATTTGATTGAATGCTGTTGTTTCTTTCATTTCAATATACACACTCCTGTTATATTATAAAAACATTTTACCTTTTTGTTGTTTAAATCTATAATCTCTAAATGAGAACATTCTCTACATTGTCTAGGTAATCTCTTTCTTAACTGTTCCATTTTATATCTATCTTCATAACTCTGTTGTGCTTCAACCATATTTAATACCTCTTTAC